CCAACAATTTCTGCAACAGCACCAACTACACAACAAGATGGTACAAGCAGTTTAGTTGACAATGACATTTGGATCTCAACAGCAGACTTAGAAAACTATCCAAAAGTTTACAAATTTGACACAACTTTACCAGGCACAGATGGTGTTGGTGGCGGTTGGTCTCTTGTAGACAACACAGATCAAACAAGTGAAAACGGAATATTGTTTGCAGATGCAAGATACAATACATCAGGAGCAAACAGTAATGAAGCAGGAACTATTGAAGCACTATTATCAAGTGACTTCTTAGACTTTGATGCTCCAGATCCAGCATTGTATCCACAAGATATGCTATTATGGAACAACAGACGTTCAGGTTTCAACGTAAGAAAATTTGTTAGAAATTATGTTGATCAAACTGCTGACAACAAAAGAGCAGGTGATGAAGCAATGACTTCTTACTACACTCACAGATGGGTAACTGAATCTGCAAACCAGGCAGATGGTTCGGGTTCATTTGGAAGAAAAGCACAAAGACAAGTTGTTGTACAATCTTTACAAGCAATGGTTAACAGCAACCAAGACATTAGAGATGATGAATCAAGATTGTTTAATGTAATGGCAACTCCAGGTTATGCAGAACTAATTGGTGAAATGGTATCATTAAACTTCGACAGAGGCTTGAGTGCATTTGTTGTTGGAGATACTCCATTTAGATTAACACCAGATGCAACTTCAGTAAGTGATTACGTAAACAACGTAAATCAAGCATTAGAAGATAATGATCTAGGTTTAGTTACTAACGACGAATACTTGGGTGTGTTTTATCCATCAGGATTCACAAGTGACAACTTTGGTAGAAACATTGCAGTTCCACCAAGTCACATGATGTTGAGAACTATTGCATTGAGTGATCAAGTTTCTTTCCCATGGTTTGCACCAGCAGGTACAAGACGTGGTGGAATTACTAACGCAACATCAACAGGTTATGTTAACAGCGAAGGTGAATTTGTAGGAGTTTCATTAAATGAAGGTCAAAGAGATACACTTTACGCAGGAAACGTTAACCCAATCACTTTCATAACAGGTGCTGGTTTAGTAAACTACGGACAGAAAACAAGAGCGGCGGCGGCAAGTTCTTTAGACAGAATAAACGTTGCAAGACTTGTTATCTACCTAAGAAGTCAGTTAAACAAATTGGCAAGACCGTATGTGTTTGAACCAAATGACAAAACTACTAGAGATGAAATCAAGGCTCAAGCAGAAAGTTTAATGTTAGAATTAGTTGGTAACAGAGCAGTTTATGACTTCCTAGTTGTGTGTGACGAAACAAACAACACGCCTGCTAGAATAGATAGAAATGAGTTGTATCTAGACATAGCAATAGAACCAGTTAAGGCAGTGGAGTTCATTTACATTCCATTAAGACTTAAAAATACTGGTGAAATAGCAGGACTATAAGAAGGATAAATATATTAGGAGAAACAAATGTGTATATCTACACTATCAAAAATCACAGTACCTCTAGATAGCAATCAAAGTGCATCTAATCAAGGTCTTTTGATGCCGAAACTGCAATATCGTTTTAGAGTATCATTAGAAAACTTTGGAGTATCAACTCCAACAACTGAGTTAACAAAACAAGTGCAAGATGTAACAAGACCTAATCTATCATTTGAAAACACAACAATCGATGTTTACAACAGTAAAGTTTACCTAGCAGGTAAACATACTTGGGAACCAATCACACTTACATTAAGAGAAGATGTAAACAACAATGTACAAAAACTTGTTGGTGAGCAGTTACAAAAACAATTCGATTTCTTTGAACAATCAGCGGCGGCAAGTGGCGCTGACTACAAATTTGTTACTAGAATTGAAGTTACTGATGGTGCGAACGGTGCCAACACAGTAGGAATTTTAGAAACTTTTGAATTGTATGGTTGCTATGTAGAATCAGCAAACTATAATTCATTGGCTTACAATTCAAGTGAGCCAGTAACGGTTACATTGGCAATTAGATATGACAATGCAATCCAAACACCTCAAGGTACGGGAGTAGGTACAGCAGTTGGTAGAACAGTGAATACACTAATTACCGGCGGCGGTGCGTAATTTTCGTAAGCATTTATAAATTTAGAAAGGGGGCTAAGGCCCCTTTTTTATTCTGTGATCCACCATTTTTACAATACATAAATACAGTATATGGCAAATATTCTTACACCATTTTTAGATAACTTAAAAAGCGGAGTCCTAGAACCAAAAGGAAATCTAGGCGATTTTGCTCATGCGGCAAGATTGTATGTAGATGACAGTTTTAGATTAGCACCTAAATCAAAATTTCTTTTCCACGTTGTATTCAATATAAATCAAAATGTTTTAAACAGAATGATTACTGACAGTCCAGCACACCCTAACGGAGAAAGAATTTTCAAAACATTAAGCAACTTTAAAAACAAACATCAAAACGAATTGAATATGCTTGTTAAAAATGTTGACTTGCCACAGTATTCAGTAGAAACAGTTGTTGCTCAACAGTACAACAAGAAAAGAAAATTACACACAAAAATTTCATATGATCCTATCAAAATGGTTTTTCACGATGACAACTATGGTGTGTCTACAGCACTTTGGGAAATGTATTACAGATACTATTTCCGAGATGGATGGTATGGTTCTGATGAATCAGCAAAACGTTCGCCAGAAGCATTTACCAATACATCAGGCAGTGTAGATGCAAACGCAAGTCCGTTCAGTAGATCTCTTGCTTATAATTCACCACAGGATTTTAGAAAATTTAGATTTGGTTTAGACAATGACACACACGAAGCATTTTTTGACAGCATACAAATTTTTCATATGTCTAGAAAAAGATACACAATGTATCATCTTGTAAATCCAATTATAACTCAATGGCAACACGACACACTAAACAATGCAGACAGTGAACCAGCGGCTAACTCTATGGCAGTAGAATACGAAGCAGTATTTTACGGAAGAGGCGCAGTGTCAGAAGGAGTACCAAGAGGATTTGGAGAAGAACATTATGACAGAACGCCATCGCCTAATTCATTGGCAGGTGGAGGTACAACAAGTCTATTAGGTGTAGGTGGAGTTGCTAGTTTGTTTGGTGGTCAAGGTGGACCAAACACAGATATATCGGGTGGAGAAACAGGAAGAAGTGGAAGTTTATTAGGAACTGTTTTACGTGGAGCAAACGCAATACGTAATGCAAAAAATTTATCCAAAGCAGGATTGGCACAAGAAGGATTTAATATACTAAAAGGTGCTGTAGGCAGAATAGGTGGCACAGCAGATTCTAGTTACACACGAAGCGGTGGTTTAGGTGACACTGTAATAGCAAGAAGTTCAAGCAAATTTGGCAACACAGTTAAAGCATTAATAAGAAAGTAATACATGAGCAATTTACCAATAACACAAAGTGAAGATAAAGAAACAAGAAAATTTTTTGAACAGAGTAATTCTTCCGGATTAAGTTTTGCAACCAATGATGTCGATGCAATGGTAGGGTATTTTGAATCAAGAGGCTTTGCTAGACAGAGTGCAATATCAACCGCAACAGTTTTATTAACACAGGCAAAAGTAGATGGTGTTAATGTTTTTACACTTATAGATACTCTTAAAGGTTTCGATGATATGAAATTGAGTAGCATAGTTACTGAGATACTAAACGCAAACAGATCAAAAATTTCTTCTCTTGGATACAAAGATTCTACAGTATCTAATCAAACAGAAAAAAGAAACATAGTGAAGTAAAATGGCTAAATTTGCACAGGGTAGATTCTCTATGAAATATCCTGACAAATACATTGGTGGCAAAACTCCTTTGTACAGAAGCAGTTGGGAATTCGCTTTTATGAGATTTTGTGATGAAAGTCCGAGCATTTCTAAATGGGCAAGTGAATCCATAAAAATTCCATACAGACATCCTTTAAACGGAAAATTTTCAGTGTACGTTCCTGATTTTTTTATTGCATATGCTGACAAAAACGGAAAACAACACGCAGACATTATAGAAATAAAACCTGAAAATCAAACCAAATTGGAAAGTGTTGGAAAGAATAGATACAATCAAGCACAACTGATTATTAACCAAGCAAAATGGAAGTCAGCAAGAGCATGGTGTAAAAATAGAGGATTTTCATTCAAGGTTATAAACGAAGCAGACATATTCCACTCAGGAAAACGCAAATAAATAGTTGTATATGAATAAAATTATATTTTGGACAATAGTAATTGGGGTAGCATTCTATCTTGGCTTATACGTCTGGTAACAACTATAAATATTTAGGTCATGACAAAAAAGTTAGAAGAATTGCTTAATCTTCCTGAATCGCAAGACATTGTAAAAGAGGAAGAAAAGAAAGATAAAAAAGTTTCCAAGAAACAAGCAAAGGAAAACAACACAGCACTCAGAGACATCTCAGAGTTTGATAAAATTGCGGCGGCACTACCAAAAGTTGACGGTTTGGGTGAAATGGGTGACCAAGAACTGGATGATATAGGTCAAAGAGCCGTGACAGCATATGAAGATTTAATGGATTTAGGCATGAATGTAGAAAGTAGATACTCTGCAAGAATATTCGAAGTAGCAGGCAATATGCTAAAGACAGGTTTAGATGCAAAATCAGCCAAATTGGACAAAAAGTTAAAAATGGTCGATTTACAACTGAAAAAGCAGAAACAAGACTCCAAGGGAGAGTCACAAGGCGCCGATTTGGTGCAGGGTGAAGGTTACATAATATCTGACCGTAACAGTTTACTTGAAAAACTTAAAAAAATGGATAAATAATACACATGACACAAAGTTTTAAACACTATCTTGTAGAAAGCAAAAAAACTTACTCTTTTAAAGTGGGTTTAGCAGGTGAATTACCAGAAGGCGCAGTTGATAGACTAGAAACTGTGATGCAAAAATTCAAAGTTGCTAAAATGAGCAAAGGCAAGAAAACGCCAATACAAGAAAGACCACTAGATTTCCCAAATTTACAAAACACAAGAGCAACATATTTTGATATAGAAACTGAATACCCAACAGTACCATCAGTTTTAGAACAATACTTGCAAGACACATTGGGGTTGGATCCATATCACGTAATAGTACGGGATCCAAATGCTCCTCAAGAACTGGAACAAGCACCCAAAGATAACAAACCATACGAAGCAATGCTTAATAGTGATTACGAAAAAAGTAAAGACGAACAAAAAACAGTAGGCGACAACAGAGTAATGGAATTGCTTAAAGAACTTGAAAAAGCAAGAAAAGAAAGACCGGCACCAGATGCAGGTAAGTCAGTTGATTCAGCAAAACAAGAGCAGTTAAGTAAAACAGACGGAGATAGCAAATCTCCAGTACAACCAGCACATAAAGGGCCACTTAAAGGAAACCCTCAACCAGGTAAATAGTATTATGGACTTAAGAGATTTAATCAAAAAAATGGACAGTATCGAAAATCCAGAAACTGGACAAAAGAAAAGAATTGATGAAGGTGCCGCATTGTCAATATATGGTGATACACCAGAAGACATTAATGCAATGGCGCAAATCTTTAGAAGTGCAGGAGTAACACCTCCACCAGCAATAGTTGGTCCTAAGCCAGAGGCGCCAGAAGCAGAAGCAGATGTTAAAGCAACTGAAGAAGTTCCTGGAAAAGCAAGTACTACACCTGCACCGAGTTACCAAGATACGCAATATATGACAAAAGACATAGCAGGCGGTATTAACAAGGCTAAAAAACCATATCCAAAAGTAGCAGGTGGTGACAATCCAATGGCTTTAGAAGATGAAAAAGAAGATAAAAAAGATTTAACTTCATCTATCAAAGAAACTTTACTTTCAGCATACGAAGATTTCAAAAAAAAAGACTAGAACGTAAACTCTCAAAACCAGAAGAAAAATCAAAAGAAAAATACGTCAAAGGTATGAAAAAAGCCAAAGGCGATTTTAAAGACCGTTATGGCGATGACGCTGAAGCAGTGATGTACGCAACTGCAACAAAGATGGCAAAGAAAAACGCTTAATCAAATAAAATTTTTCCAAAAAATCACAGCATAAGTACTACGTATGAGCAATAAAAGTTTAGATGGTGTTTTAACCAAAAAAGCACACGTAAGAGAAAAATTTACAGAAGAACAGATACAAGACCTAGTAGAATGTTCTGATGCAAAATTAGGATTTTTAAAATTTGCTAAAAAATTCTTTTTTATTCAGCACCCTGTTAGAGGTAAATGTGTATTTGAACCTTTTGAATATCAAACAAGATTATTATCAAGTTATCACGATCATAGATTTAATATCAATATGCTACCAAGACAAAGTGGTAAAACAACAACTGCCGCTTGTTATCTTTTATGGTATGCAATGTTTCATCCAGATCAAACTATTCTTATTGCGGCACACAAATACACAGGTGCTCAAGAAATCATGCAACGTATTAGATATGGATACGAACTGTGTCCCGATTATGTCAGAGCAGGTGTAACAAACTACAACAAAGGATCTATGGAATTTGAAAATGGATCAAGGATTGTATCAGCAACCACAACAGGAAATACTGGTAGAGGTATGTCAATATCTTTATTGTACTGTGATGAGTTTGCATTTGTTAACCCAGGTATAGCACAAGAATTTTGGACTTCTATTTCTCCAACACTAGCAACTGGAGGACGTGCAATTATTACATCAACACCCAATTCAGATGAAGATGTGTTTGCAACAATATGGCGTGAAAGTCAAAACAAATTTGACGAACATGGTAATGAACAAGAATTAGGAATAAATGGATTCCATGGATACACAGCATCATGG